TGCATTAAGCTCAGCAGCAAGAATAAAGGCAGGAGTTTGCTCAATAGGGCGCTTACCACTAACCATCTCAAGGCCGTCACCAAACTGTTTGTAGGTGACACCATGAGCGCTTAAAAGGTTGGCAAGTCCCAGCAATCCGAGACCGACTTGGCGATCTGTCTCTGAAGGGAGGTATTCTCCGCTTTCTCCAACATTTGTTTTGCCGTGTAGTGCGCACAGTTCGGACATTCCGTGGACAAATGCACCTTGAATGTCATCGAGTTCGCATCCGCCGAGGTTGACATGTTGAAGTAGACAGGTGCCCCTGCTTGGGAGATAGACTTCCAAGCATACGTTACCCCGGATTCGATTTCCATTCTTATCTACTTTAGTTTTGTTGAGCCAGATGTCTCCCTTCTTGATCCCTTCAAGGAGAGCTTCTTTGACTTCTTGAGTTGCGAGTTCCCACCAGCGTTGGTTAATGTTGACACAACGCTTGACCCAAGGTAACTCAGAGCGACTAGCGGTAATAAAATCAAGGATATCAGGATGGCTGAGATCGAGATGCAATACCACAGCACCATTTTTGTATACCCCGCCGCGACGAAGGATCTCATTTAGGGTTGAGTAGATCTTTCCGAAGGACACAGGGCCTGAAGCCACAAGTCCTTTGCTGTTTTCAGATCCTTTGGGTCGGAGCTTGGATAGATGGACAGCAACGCCAGCTCCATAACGGAGAGCGTGGGAAACAAAACGCCAACTGGCTTCGATTCCATTAGGTCCTTCAATGGAGTCCTCAACAACGAATACAGTGCAACTCACAGGAAGCCGTGAGGTTGGGTCGTCAATCCAGGATTGAACTCGACCAGTTCGAGCAATAAGTTCTTTGGTGGTTTTAGACATTATCAGACAAGATCAGAAAGACTAGGTTCTTTATAGTTAGGTCCCTTGAGGATCTTTCCATCCTCTCGGAGTATTGGCTTACCGTCTTCACCAAGCTTGCTCATGTTGCTTTGGTGGACACGATTAAGGGCTTCATCGAGATCCCACCTAAGGTTCTCTGCATATTGATAGCAGACATACACAAGGTCTGCTAACTCTTTGAGGCAGTCAGTGGCGTTGACAGTGAGCCCCATGAGTAGCTGGTTCTCAGCATCAAGGAACTCTTTGAACTCTTCAACGATCAAAGTCCGCTGCATAGTCCGTGAAGCTGGACTCGTACTGTTCATTACTTGGAAACCAGCCCTGAACTCCTTGGCTTGTTGACTGATGAAGGATTTCTTGTTCGAGCTCATTTTGAAGATAGTGGATTGCTTTAGTTAGATCTTCGCGGCGGCTATCCTTGTAGCCAGCACGACATATGTATTTGATTGCGTTTCCAAGGTGGAAGTTCAGCCCTTGGTCTCTGATGAAGTCCCAAACTTGAATACTGCCTCGTCGGTAATACTCGGGTCCACGGGTGCTGCTGTTGGCCATTTAGAAACTAGATTGACTACGTTGTTACTAAGAACAAAACATTGGTGCTGTAGAGCCAGGAAGACAGTGATAATGTCCTCTTTCTTTGACTCAGGGTGACGCAGCGCGTCTTCAATCTGACGAAGCTTGAACCTTTGCTCCATCTTTAAGTCAGTCACTACCGGAGGGGGTCCAAGGTCTGACCGTTTGATTGGTGAAATCATAATCTTCTACTTGAAGGATCTTTGCTAATCGTGCATTGAGTAATGCAACTGACTCATCGAGATCCTTATCAGCAAAAGCATCTACAACGGTCTTCCAAGTATCTCCATGTTCATCTAATAGAGCAGCTGCTCGTTTCACTCCAATACCAGGAATACCGGCGTAGCCATCTGTCTGATCACCAGCCATTGTTTGGATCAGATGCCAGCGTCTCCCTTCTTCAGGGGTGATGGTCACAACACCATCAGATAGGTCGAACAACTTACCAGGGATCTGCCTCATATCCTTATCAGGGCTGCAGATGATGTGTCCCTCCTCTTTAGTGGCGTAGATGCCTAAGGCGTCATCAGCCTCCAATGTGGGTATTACAACAACCGTGTAGTCTTCCTTGAGTTTGTTGATGACCCTCTTGTAGCCGCACGGCTTCTTTCTATTTCGATGTCCTTTATAGTCTGGATAGAGAGATTTACGGAAATTAGTAGAATCAGAAAAAAACAGAATGCAATCGTCAAAATGTCCCAGGTCATTGGCTATGTTGTACAACTCTCGCTCTACATACTCATAGGCCTCGGAGAACCGACTGGTAACAGTGATAACGTCATCACCCCAGTCGATCTCTGACTCAGTAGCAGCACAACACTTATACACGATATAGTCAGCATCAATGAGAAGACTCATCCCTGACCTCGCTTAAGTTTGCGACCACGTTTAGGCAGTGACCGTGTACCGTTTCCTTGATGTGTATGTTTGAACTTAGCTCGCGACTGGAACTTCTTACGACCTAGGTCCGTCTTTGATTTAGTGGCCATTAGTGTACATCTGCCCAGGTGGATCCGATCTTCCCTTCGGCAGCAATAGGGATACGGAGGTTGTAATGTTCACCAGCTAACGAGGCACACAGCTCAAGGTGGTTCTTGAGATCTTCTGCGTACTCAGGCAAGCATTCCCATTGCAGTTCATCGTGGATGAATGCAAGCTGGTGAGTGTGAAATAAATAGTCGTTGTCTATGGTTGGAAAGTTATCGTTGGCTATTACCATCCAACGCTTTGCAACTACACCGGCTCCTGACTGGAGCAAGTAGTTCAGCGCTTTGTGGGGGCTGTCAACGAGGATCTTGCGACCGTCTATGGACCGGATAGAGCCTCGCTCACCTGCTTGACGAACAGCGGTAAGAAGACTATCCAAGCCGTCAATGGCAGCAACATAAGCACTTCGTATTTCAGCCCCTTTTGCTTTGGCCTGGTCCGGGGAAAGGCTTTGGTCGAACGAGAGACCGATCTTTTGATCGCCTGCACCATAAAGAAACGCATAAGTTACGGTTTTGACTAATCGCCTTGAGATTCCTATCTTGTCGGCGTTCTCCTGATGTATGTCACCGTTGAGAAGAACGTGTCCGTAGCGGCCTCCATCATATCGAGCCAGATAGTGGGCAAGCATTCGTAATTCAATGCCTGCGAGATCAGCGCCAACCATGACATAGCCAGGGCTAGCGCAGAATAACTTTCTAAAGTTAAGATCACTTGGGACCTGGGCAAGGTTGGGATTTCGATGAGCACATCTGTGCGTGTTAGTGGAAACTGAACAGTGGTGGTGGATACGTTCGCCTCTAACAAGCTTCAGCCATGCGTTGTTGCCCTCAGACAACATGCCTAGCTGTTTCGTGAGCTCAAGACAACGGAAGAACTGCAAAGCCTCCTCGGTTCCTATATCCTTAAGTACAACCTCATCGATGGCAGTCTTGCCAGCTTTGGTCTTCTTGTCAGGCTTCCAACCGTGGTGGTTCTTCATGATCCATGCAATGTGATCACGACTTGTAGGGTTGAACTCCTTTAGCTTTGAGACAGTTGCTCCTTCGACATAGCCAAGGGATCTGTTAACTCGCTTAGGAGTGAACTCTCGATCGAAGATGAGAGGGTACCTGTTGCGTAGTAATTGAGTAAGTGCTTCCAGTTCTCGTCGGAGACTCGATTCAAGTTCCCGTGCAGCAGACTCATCAAAGTGCCACCCATGTAATTCTTGTTCAGTAAGTATTTGAGCAACCCTGTGCTCTAGTTCTACCCATTCAGGTATTTGTGGAAATGATGCCAAAGTTTCTTAGTCACGATTACGTCTTGTACCATGTAGTCCTGCATCTCTTGAGACCACTCTTTCCAATCAGTGTGCTTACCAAACGATCCCTTGTATTCGCCTAACCTGTATCCATAAGCCTCTAGGGAATGTCTCCCATACAGCTGTTGTGGCATATGCTTCCAGGTACGCTTCTGGTCAATCGCTAGGAGATTAGTGTGGTACAAGCGACTAAGGACCAAAGTATCCAGAGCACTGCCACGTGGGCTAAACCAGGGGTAAAGCTTGCGTAATACAGGAATATCGTAACCAATAATGTTATGACCCACAATGTTAGTGGCGTCTTCAAGAAGCTGAACACCTTTCGTGATTGGTTGCTCAGCCCCTTCATCATTGAAGACAAGAGTCTGATTGGTGTCGAGATCAAATATACCGATACAGTGGACCTTGGTGCAATCATCGATTAAGCCGTCTGTCTCAATGTCAAAGATAAAATTCATTGAGGCTTCCACACGTATGTCTTATCAACAAACTGTGCTCGCTTGACTGCTTCAGGTGTGGGAGGGTTTGGTGCTTGTAGTGTTTGTCCAGTTGGGAAGTGTAGGTAACGCTCACCGCTAGAAGTCGGTGGCAGGGTCGAACTCTTCTTCGTATTCAGTTTCATTGAATTTACAGGTAGAAAGATCGTATTTCAAATGGCACGCGACGCCAACTTCGCCTGAATAGCGATTTTTGAGGATTCGCACAGTCGTATCACTTCCTCCAGATGCGCTCTGCTGGTTTCTTTCGAGAGCAATAACTCCGTCAGACAGCTGTGCAATAGCTGCAGATCCGCGCAGTTGTCCCAAAGTGACGCGGGCACCCTCTTCGTGGTTTGTGTCACCAGTTGTTCTCCGTAGATGTGAAACAAGGAACATGGCAACACCAGTTCGTTCAACAAGAGAACGCAGTCTTGTCATGGTGGTGTCGATCATTCGACGTTCATCACCATCAAGACCACTCAATAGAATGGAGAGGTGATCTAGAAAGATGACCCTTGCATCAAGACCCGCTGCCAGGTATTCAATTCGGTTGTAGATGAGA